AAAGGTCTTTTTGAAGAACATTATGTATCAATCCCTGAAGATAAATATGATGTGCTTGAGAGCATGGTAGAAAAACTTGATGAAATGGAGACAAAACTCAACGAGCAAATTGATAAGAATGTTTCCCTAAACAAGCGTCTCGCAGAGTCGGTTGCCGATGGAATTTTTGAACAGGTCTCTGATGGTCTTGCAGACACTCAGAAAGACAAGCTCGCTTCACTTGCCGAAAGTGTTGAGTTTGAAAGTGAAGAAGAATATCGTGAAAAACTGGAGACTCTGAAGGAAGCATATTTTCCTTCAAAAGTATCATCTCCAAAAGCTAGAACTGAATCACTTTCAGAAGGTGTAGACAATTCACCTGAGTCAATCTCAGGTTCAATGGCGCACTATCTGAATACACTTTCAAGATTTAGCAAATAATTGAATTTAATATAATTCAAACAAAACATCCACACAACAAAGGTAAACGCAAATGTTCATGTCAGAGCATCTGCAGGAAAAGTGGGCACCTCTCCTCAACTATGAGGGTCTTGATCCAATCAAAGATTCACACAGAAGAGCGGTAACCGCAGTCCTGCTAGAAAACCAAGAAAAATTCTGTAGAGAGCAAAATGCTTTCTCTTCATCAGGTTCATTCCTGACTGAAACTCCAACCAACTCAGCTAATGCTGCTGGTGGTTCAGGTGGTTTCGGTGCAGATTCAACTGCTGGTGGTCCTACTGCAGGTTTCGATCCAGTTCTGATCTCTCTGATCCGTCGTTCAATGCCTAACCTGGTCGCATATGACCTGGCTGGCGTTCAACCAATGAGTGGTCCTACTGGACTCATCTTCGCAATGCGCTCCCGTTACACCAACCAGAGCGGCACCGAAGCATTCTTCAACGAAGCAGACACTACCTTCTCAGGTCAGGATGCTGGTTTCGATGAGAGCGCAGGATTCACGAATGCCGTTTCTGGTATGGGTACGACCACCCAGACAGGAAGCAATCCTTCAGTTCTCAATCCAGTTTCTTCTGCTTCTTCTACTGGTTACAATGTTGGCCAGGGAATGGCAACTGGCGATGCTGAGAATCTTGATGGTACGGATGCAGATGCATTCAACCAGATGGCATTCTCAATCGAGAAAGTCACCGTTACTGCAAAGTCACGCGCACTGAAGGCCGAGTACTCACTTGAGCTTGCTCAGGACCTTAAGGCAATTCACGGTCTGAATGCAGAAGCTGAGTTGGCAAACATTCTGTCAACTGAGATTCTTGCTGAGATCAACCGTGAAGTTATCCGCACCATCTACAAGGTTGCTGAACAGGGTGCTGTTCAGAATGTTGCTACCGCTGGTGTATTTGACCTCGATACCGATTCAAACGGTCGTTGGTCTGTTGAGAAGTTCAAGGGTCTTCTGTTCCAGATTGAGCGTGATGCTAATGCAATCGCTCAGAGAACTCGTCGTGGAAAGGGCAACATCATCCTCTGCTCAGCAGACGTTGCTTCCGCTCTAACCATGGCTGGTGTTCTCGATTACACCCCAGCACTCAACGCTAACCTCAACGTTGATGACACTGGTAACACCTTCGCTGGTGTTCTGCAAGGTAAGTATCGTGTTTATATCGATCCTTATGCTGCTAACCTGACTTCAGGTAACGCAACTCCTGGCAACCAGTACTATGTTGTCGGTTATAAGGGTTCTTCACCTTATGACGCTGGACTCTTCTATTGTCCTTATGTTCCTCTCCAAATGGTTCGTGCCGTTGGTGAGAACTCCTTCCAGCCTAAGATTGGCTTTAAGACCCGCTACGGTCTTGTTGCTAACCCATTTGCAGAAGGAACCGATCAGGGTCTTGGCCGTCTCAAGGTCAATGCAAACCGCTACTATCGTCGTGTTGCAGTTAAAAATCTCATGTGAGCCAAGTGCTTCATCAGATTTACTCAGAGGGTCTTCGGACCCTCTTTTTTTATCTAAATAGTTCAAAAAATGGCAACAACGACAAATATTTTCACAAAGCAGATACAAAATAGAAATTTCCTGTCTCCTACTGGATTCAAATTTACTTTAAACAGAGCTCCTAAAGTTGCATTCTTCAGTAACTCTGCAAATATACCAGGAATGACTTTGGGCGTTGCGATACAACCTTCTTACCTAAAAGACATTGACACTCCGGGAGATAAAATTGTTTTTGAAGATTTTACTCTTCGCTTCTTGGTTGACGAAGATTTAAAAAACTACATGGAAATTCATAATTGGATTCGTGGTCTTGGATTTCCAGGTAGTTTGAAAGAAATATACGATCTTCAGAATCAGCAAGAATATGTTGATATGTCAAAATCGAAGACTATGAACATTTATTCTGATGGAACCTTAACAATTTTAGGAAGTAATTTAAAACCAAACTTTAAAATAAAATTTAGTGATTTGTGGCCATACAATCTTTCATCACTGAACTTCGATGCCACAGATACTGACATAGAATACTTTACAGCAGATGTGACTTTCAAGTATACTATATACGAGATAACAGATTTGGATGGAAATCCTCTATGACCATTGATCTTGATAAAATTCAAGAAATGTGGGAAAAAGATTCTAAAATAGATCCCGACAATTTACATACAGAATCTTTAAATATTCCCGTACTTCATGCAAAATACTTTGATCTATACAATACTATTTTTCTTTTGAGAAAAAAAGCAGAACAACAAAAAAGAAATATTAGACACGAAAGATATGAATATTATTCTGGCAAATCTGATCCAGATGTTTATATAGAAAATCCTTTTCCAAAGAAAATTCGTGATAAAGACACAATGCAAAAATATTTGGATGCGGATGAAAAACTTTCTACGGTTTGTTTGAAAATTGATTACTACGATACAATGTTAGTTTATATCGAAAGTATTCTTAAAATGATTCAAAATAGAACTTATCAAATTAAAAACTCAATCGAGTTCATGAGATTTAATGCTGGACTAGGGTAAATAAATATCCATAGATGAATGGATATATGTGATTGATACTACAGCAAACCTTGTCATTTCAAAATCCAACGAAGTATTTTTAAAAGTTAGCACAGAACCTCATATAGAATATGAACTAAGAGATCATTTTAAATTTGAGGTTCCTAATGCCAAATTCATGCCACAGTATCGTGGCAGAAATTGGAACGGAGAGATTCATCTATATGATATGAGATCGAAGCAAATTTATGTTGGTTTGCTGGATAAGATCGTATCCTTCTGCAAGCAATATGGATACACTTATAGATTCGAAGATAATAAATTCTACGGCACTCCATTTGAGATCAATGAAGAGATCTCATATGAAGGTGTTAAGGATTACATGCATTCCATTTGTGCTCATACTCCCAGGAAATATCAGATTGAGGGAGTATATGGTGCCCTAAGGCATAATAGAAAACTATTGATAAGCCCCACTGCCAGCGGCAAATCGTTGATGATTTATTCTCTAGTAAGATATTATGTGGATAAAGGCGAAAAAATTCTTTTAGTTGTTCCAACGACATCTCTTGTAGAACAGATGTACAAGGATTTTCTTGATTATGGTTGGGATGCTGAGTCATATTGCCACCGTATCTATTCTGGTAGGGAAAAAACTAATGAGTATCCAGTAACAATCACTACTTGGCAATCAGTCTATAAACTGGAAAGATCTTTCTTCGAAGATTATGGAGTTATTATAGGCGATGAAGCTCATTTGTTCAAGAGTAAGTCATTAATACAAATTATGACCAAACTTCATCATGCAAAGTATCGTTTTGGTTTCACGGGAACCTTAGATGGAACTCAAACTCACAAATGGGTTCTTGAAGGATTATTTGGTCCATCATACAAAGTAACAAAGACTGATGAACTGATGAGGCAGGGACACCTTTCTCAGTTAGATATTCAGTGCATTGTTCTCAAACATACTCCACAAAAGTTTGAAACTTATGAAGATGAGATACAGTATTTAATCTCACACGAGAAGAGGAATAAATTTATCACAAATCTTGCATTAGATTTAAAAGGAAATACACTTGTATTATTCAGTAGAGTAGAAGCTCATGGAGCAATACTGTATGAAATGATAAATAGTAAAAAGCGAAGTGACCGTAAAGTATTTTTCATTCATGGTGGTGTAGATACAGAAGAAAGAGAACAGGTAAGGGAAATTACTGAGAGAGAAAACAACGCAATTATCGTTGCTTCTTATGGAACTTTTTCTACAGGTATTAATATTAAAAACCTCCACAATGTTATCTTTGCTTCACCCAGTAAATCGAGAATTAGAAATCTACAATCAATTGGAAGAGTACTTAGAAAAGGAAAAGATAAAACTAAAGCCGTCCTCTACGACATCTCTGATGATTGTACATTTAAATCAAGAAAGAACTATACTCTAAATCATCTAATCGAAAGAATTAAAACCTATAATGAAGAAAACTTTAATTATGAAATAATCACAATACAACTTAAGGACTAATGATTGAAGACGACTTTTATGCAACAGTAAAACTAAAAACAGGTGAAGAGATCTTCTGTAAAGTTGCTGCAACAGAAGAAGATGATAGAACTATGC